ATGTATTGCTTTATATCTCTGAGTATCACCAGCACGAAAGAAACCCTTTACCTCATAAACAATATTACCCACAACAAAATCTGGTGTATAAGAATGTGGAACTGAATAATCCATCTTCCATGGCTCATACGATCCTTCCGGCATACGACCCGATACCCTCTCTTCTAATTTACTTCTAAACATTTTAGTTCTCCTTTAATGTATTTATTCGATAACTGTCTAAAATAACTAAATAACTTTACAGGAGATAACTATGGATCAAGAACAAGTAAACGAAAATATAGCAGATGCATTGAATATAAAAGATACCGGGGAAGCAATCGACGATTTATATAAAGGCCAATCACAACACTCATTATATTTAACACCAGACGAAGTATCAAGAGTCATAGATTATATGGATTACAACACAGATTTAATACAGAATACAACCGATAATAAAGGAATTTCATAATGGGAGCAAAACGATGGGCACCAGGCTCTTCACCTTATCCTGATTGGTTAAAGACTTTATCTAAAGAAGAATACGACAACCATCTAGAAGAAAGAAGAGAACGAAAAGAACATAAGAAACTTAAAGATGAAATGGATGCAGTCGTTCGTTATAATAAGAACATTTGGATCAGCAAGATAAACAATGCGTTAGCTAAAGCAATAAACAACGCAGAAGTAACAGGGGATATTGATACTGTTATTAAAATATATGATAGACTTATTGATAATAAAATTAACATCACTGTTGATACAGAACAACCTTTACCATGGAACGATGAACTTGATTGATGATAGAATAAGATATAAATTCAAGATAGTAGATGATAAGCCTGCGATGATTGTTTATGCTATGGCTGATCACAATAAGAAACTAACCCGTGTGTTAAGAGCAGAAGAGAACTTCTCTATACAAGGTCTCGTTGATGAGATGGTAGTTTTAGATGATGGATTATGGCTAATGGATGATTATCGTGAAAAATAGAAGAGTTAAGCTACAACACAAAGATGCTGATACAATAAAACACAACAATAATGATGAGTTCAACAAACGGATTATTAAACCCCAGCAGTGCAGATTCAGAAAGGTTAATAAATGTCTTATAAAATAGTTTTAGTTATGATGAATAATAGAAACCTAATTGATATAACCAATAAGGTAAATGAATATACATTCTTAGATACATTAGAAGAGAAGATAACGATTGCACTTAATACAACTAATTGGAAACAAGCAATCATAACAGATCATACAGATGAGAAGTATGTATTCCGTAATACTGTAACAGATGCCGTTAAGTAAGGCACAAGCTAAAGTAGCAAAGTCTGATAAGAGATTCCGTGTATTAATCACAGGAAGACGATTTGGTAAGACAACATTAAGTATAAGAGAGTTATGCAAGTATGCGGCTATACCTAAACAAGAAGTTTGGTATGTTGCACCTAGTTATAAGATGGCAAAGGGTATTGTTTGGCGAAAGCTCAAATACAAGTTACAAGACTTACACTGGATAGAAAAAACAAATGAATCAGAGCTTTATATCGATCTTAAAAACGGCAGTCGTATCTCTCTCAAAGGAGCCGATAACTATGATAGCTTGCGCGGTGTGGGCATCGACTTTCTTATACTGGATGAGTTTGCCGACATAGACCCTGAAGCATTTTATGAAGTGCTTAGACCTACCTTAGCAGATACTAAAGGTTCAGCAATGTTTGTTGGAACACCCAAAGGAACTGGTAATTGGTCTTATGATCTATATAATATGGTTAAACAAGACTCAAGTAATTGGGACTCTTTTACATTTACTACTATTGAAGGTGGGTTCGTCCCCGAGAAGGAAGTAGAAGAAGCAAAACAGTTATTAGATGAAAGGACATTCAACCAAGAGTTCAATGCAAGTTTTGTTACAAGTGGTAATAGAGTATGGTATGGATTTGATCATGATAAGAATGTTAAGCCATATAATGGTAAGTATGATGAGGTATTCAACAGACTCAAAGATGCTCCTGATGTTTTATACATAGGAATGGATTTTAACATTGATCCAATGAGTGCTGTTATATTCGCAAGGAATGGCGATGTTATTCACGCTATAGATGAAATAGAAATATTCGGAAGTAATACAGATGAAATGGTTCAAGAGATTAAAAGCAGGTATCCTAGAAAGCAAGTTAAAGTATATCCAGATCCTGCAAGTAGGCAAAGGAAAACATCAGCTGGCGGCAGAACTGATATCAGTATTCTTAAAAATGCTGGCTTCCAAGTATTCGCCCCACATAGACACAATCCGATCCGTGATGGTGTTAATGCTGTTAATAGTAAGCTCTGTAATGCTTCTGGTGTTCGTTCTTTCTTAGTAGACCCTAGATGTAAGTCGTTAATAAAATGTTTAGATAGGCATAACTATAAAGAAGGCACAACAATACCCGACAAGACTACTGGCTACGATCACCTAGCTGACGCAATGCGTTATCTAGTTGATTACTTATTCCCAGTTAATTTAGTAATAGACGATGACCCTGATGAAAGATGGGGCGTATAAGGAAAAACAATGGAAACAGAAATAGATAAAATCATAGAACCAAATGCTGTATATAAATCATTACAAGGTGATTGGCAGTATTATCTTAACTCATATTTAGGTGGGTCAGCTTATCGCAATGCTGGTTACTTAACCAAATACACAGATGAGAAAGATACTGATTATTCAATACGAGTATCAGGAACATATTTAGATAACCACTGTAATAGTGTCGTATCTGTTTATAACAGCTTCCTATTCAGACAACCCCCAATTAGAGAACTTGGCCAACTAAAAGACTTAGAAGAAACTGAAGCTTTCCTTGCTGATGCTGATCTTGATGGTCGCTCACTCAATAGCTTTATGAAGGATGTAACAACTTGGAGTTCTGTGTTTGGTCATTGCTGGATGATTGTAGCAAAACCAAACATCAATGCAGGAACAAGAGCTGATGAACTTAACCAAGGCGTTAGACCTTATGTTTCATTATTAACACCACTTGCTGTCCTTGATTGGCATTACATTAGAGAACCTAACGGCTTATATGTATTGGATTACTTAAAATACATCGAAGAAACAACTGGTGATATTCAGTATATTAAAGAATGGACTCCTGAAGCTATTAAAACATTTAAGATCAATACAGCTGATGAAGAACTTATAAGTGAGATGATAGAGGATAATCAATTAAATGAAATCCCTGCTGTTATTGCTTATGCAGATAGAAGTATTCATAAAGGTGTTGGCGTAAGCGATATCAATGACATTGCTGATGCACAACGATATATCTATAATAATAACTCAGAGATTGATCAGTCTATTAGAATTGATACACATCCTGTATTAGTTAAGACTAAAGATACTAAAGTAAATGCGGGCGCTGGCGCAATAGCAAATATGCCTGTAGATTTGGATGCAGGATTAAAACCGTATATGTTACAGACTAATGGTGCAGATATAAACGCTGTATTAGATGTAACTAATGCTGTTATTGCATCTATCGATAAGATGGCTAACACAGGTGCCGTTAGGACTAACGAGTCAGTTAAGTTGAGTGGAATCGCAATGCAAACTGAATTTCAATTACTTAATGCAAGGTTATCAGAGAAGGCAGATAACTTAGAGTTAGCAGAAGAACAAATGTGGCGCATCTTTGCTACATATCAAGATAAGGCTTGGGACGGTGAGATTGTTTATCCAGACAGCTTTAATATATCAGATACACAAAACGAAATCATTCAACTTAAAGAAGTTAAAGCAACTACACAGAACAGCGATGTAGCTGATTTAGTTGATAAACAAATAGTTGAATTACTGGGTGAAGATCCAGATGAAATACTTATTTCTACCGAAACGACCGAATTGGAAAGTTCTGTATAAATAAGTTTATACTCTTATAAGGAGAGGCATTATGGTTACCGAAACCGATACAAACACCGGGCTAAAAGATGAAACTGTTACAACATCTCAAACAAATACACAGGAAGGTGAAGCTAAAACCTTTACTCAAGATGAAGTGAACAATATGATGGCAACCCAAAAAGGTAACATCACCCGTAAACTAAATCAGAAGTATGAAGAATTAGGATCAGTTGAAGAACTAACACAACTTAGAAGCGATGCAGACGCAACACGCCAAGCAAAGCAAATTAAGAAAGGTGAGTTTGAACAAGCCCTAAAAGACTTAGCAACGAAAAAGGATGAACAAATATCCAAGCGTGATGCAATCATTCAAGGTTATAAAGTTAATACTCCTCTAATTGATTCAGCGGCTAAACACCGTAGCATCAATCCAGAACAAGTAAGGGATTTACTTAAAGGGAGCGTTAGGTTGAATGATGAAGGAAATGTTAATGTCGTTGATAACAAAGGAAATGTTAGATATGATGATAACGGATCAGTATTAAGTGTTGATACTCTAGTGAGAGAATTCTTAGATTCGAATCCTCATTTTGTTCAACCCACGAAGGCCACAACCAACACAAGTTCTAACATCACAGATGGTAGTGCAGGTGAAGTGGATTGGTCTAAACAGGATATGAAAGATCCTAAAGTCCGTGCTCGTTATAAAAAATATAGAGAGTCATCTGGATTAGCCCAATAAGTATAGGAGAATTATACAATGGCAAACGAAACAAATACAACAACTCTTAACGATTTAGTTCCTGAGATTATTGTTGAAGCAATGTTCCAAGCTGAAGAACGCTCGTTAATGGCAGGTTTAGTTAAGAACTATTCATTACCTTTTGGTAGTGGTAAAACAATCGATGTCCCAATCTACTCAGCGGTATCTGCCGCAGCCGTAGCTGAAGGCACAGACTTAGCAAATACAGCTATTTCAACAGGCGTTGCAACTTTAACAGTTGGTGAAGTAGGTATTATGGCTACTGTAACTGATGTTGCTCGTGATATTAGCACACAGAATGTTATTTCTGATGTTGGTCGTTTATTTGGTGAAGCAATCGCCCGTAAACAAGATCGTGACTTAACTGCATTGTTCGCTGGTTTCAGTGTTGCATTAGGTGATGGCACAACTGCTATGACAGCGGCTGCAATCTTTCAAGCTGTAGCACAGATGAAAGCACTTGGTTTAGATCCATCAGGTATTTCTTGTGTTATTAACCCTGAAATTGCTTATGACCTTAACAGCTCAATGACTA